TGATACTGGAGGAGGCGCTCCATCAAGAGAATTTGACTTTAACCTAGTAGGTTCTACAGGTGTTAATCAATTAGCTCAAGGTGTAGGCGCTCAGTTTAGCCAACAACCAATACAGGCATACGTTGTATCAAGTCAAATGACATCACAGCAGCAACTAGACCACACTATACAGACACAAGCTTCTATAGGAAATTAGAAATAAAAACAAAGTTAATTGTTATAATATTATGGAAAACTTAGACATATTTGAATTATTCATAGACGAGGAAAATGAATGGGGTGGTATAGAAGCCATTTCCATTGTTGAGAATCCAGCTATAGAGGAAGACTTTATAGCGCTTAAATCACAAGAAGTAAAGCTAGCCGAAGTAAATGCAGAGAAACGTATTCTTATGGGTGCTGCATTGATTCCTAACAAGAAAATATACAGAAGAAACGGAGAGCAAGAATATTACATTCACTTCTCTAAAGAAACTGTAAGAAAAGCTTCACAGCTTTTTCTATCAAGGGGTAAGCAAAACAACTCAACCTTAGAACACGAAGTAGAGCTAGGTGGCTTATCTGTTGTAGAGTCTTGGATAATAGAAGACGAAGTACAAGACAAGTCTCGTAAATACAATCTCAATATGCCTGTAGGAACTTGGATGGTATCGGTTAAAGTAAATAACGATGAGATATGGGAAGAGTTTATTAAGACTGAAAAGGTAAAAGGCTTTAGTATTGAGGGGTTCTTTAGTGACAAGAAATCTGATAGACCACAAGAAAGTGTAGAGGAAGAGTTGTCAGCAGAAGACCTAGCTAAGATATACGAGATACAAGAGATTTTAAGCGCTTCTAACGAGGTTGAACTAGAAACCTATAGCGATTATCCAAAGGCTGCTAGAAACAACGCTAAAAGAGCCTTAAAATGGAAAAAAGAAAATGGTAGTTCTTGCGGAACAAGTGTGGGCTGGACAAGAGCCTCGCAACTAGCCAGAGGCGCTAGTTTGAGCCGCTCTACGATTGCAAGAATGGCATCGTTTAAGAGACACCAACAACACAAAGACGTACCTTATTCTGAGGGATGTGGTGGTCTTATGTGGGATGCTTGGGGAGGTTCTGCTGGAGTCAACTGGGCTATTAGTAAACTTAAACAAATAGACAAGTAATATGGGTCAGGTATTTAACACTTCTTACAAGGTAAAGACAGATAATATGACCGATAGTCAGTTATCTAATTCTAATATAGAAAATGGTTCTTTAGTTAGGACTGATAGTGGTCTTTATATGGGGCACTCTGGAGAGAATGTAAGAGTGTATCCGCAAAGTGCTGGTTCTTTAGGGTTAGGGTGGATGCGTATTGATGATACTCAGTACGATTCTGATAACAAACTTAACCTAGTAGACCAAGTACAAGTTGTATTGCCTAACAATGCTGGTAATATAGTAAATAGCGATGGTGCTAATTATTACGATGCAAACACTCAGAAGTTGATTTCTACAAATGAGAATGACGTTTTCATAACAACTGTTGTGTTTAAGGCTAGTGCAGCTAATACAAATCATACTCACCTAGATATAGTTCTTGTTGGTTCTGGTGAAATAGGAAGAGTCCACATGGTTCAACAATTCTACAAGGGAAACAATGTCGAGCAAGGTGTTCATCAAGTTATGCAATACTATACAGACTCAGATTTTGTTTCTAATGGAGTTCAAATAAAAATACAATCTCATGGCGGTACTGCTAAGATATGGGATATAATCTATTTTATACAAAAAACTCAAACAGCATAATATGAGAACTAAAAACTGTAAATGTAAAAATACATACTGCATAAGCTGTTGCAAAGATTGCAATGCGGCTGACTACTGGAAACAAGGCATAGGAGTTATTACTGGTATACCAGATTCTGATGACGACGATGACTAGATAAAAATGAAATAAACTTTAATTTAATTGTTATACTAATATAAAAAACCTTTAATTTATGAAAGCTACAGAAATTTTAGAAAAGCTACAAAATGTTTTTCTTTCTACTGAAGCGGAAGTTTCTGAGACTCCTATCGAAGAAGTCAAAGAGGAATTGTCTTCTGAAGAAGTAGTAGAGAACGTTGAGTTAGAAGCTCAAGAAGAAGTTAGCGAGGAAGTAGTAGAAGAAACTACTGAATTAGCTGAAGAAGAAGTCGTAGAGGAAGAAGTGGTAGAAGAAGCTGCTGCTCCAGAATACGCAACTAAAGAAGACTTATCCAAGATGAAACAAGAGTTTATGGATGTTATTGAGAGTCTTGTAAAAAAAGAAGAAGAATACCAAAAAGAAGTACCAGCAGAATTGAGTTCTGATGTTGATTTATCAGAAGAGGCTGAAGAAATCTCTCATTCTCCTGAGTCTGGCGTAGAAAGTAAAGCTAGATTTGTTATTGGCGGAAACAGACCAATGACTACTAAAGACAGAGTATTCAACAAAATGTTTAATAATTAATTATTTTAATAAAAATGGCAACAAACACAACTATTACTACAACTTATGCTGGTGAGAAATTGCAAGGCTTTATCTCTGCTGCATTATTATCTGCTAACACTATTGAAAACGGTGGTGTAAGCGTTAAACCAAATGTTAAATTTAAAGCTGTTATCAAATCACTTGCTACAGGTTCTTTGATTGCTGGCGACACTTGTGACTTTACTGACAGTTCTTCTGTAACTCTTGATGAAAGAATCCTTGAGCCAGAAACTTTCCAAGTTAACTTACAGCTTTGTAAAGATGATTTTCGTTCTGACTGGGATGCTATCTCTATGGGGTATTCTGCATTCGATAGCTTACCTCCATCTTTCGCTGACTACCTAGTAGCTCACGTTGCTGCTAAAGTAGCTGAAGAAACAGAAGCTATGATTTGGGCTGGAGCTAAATCTAGCCCTACTGATGATTCAACTATTGATGGCTTTACAACTTTGTTTGCTAATGATGGAACTGTTATCGACGTAGCTGGAACTGCTATTACTGCTGGAAACGTAATCGAACAGATGGGTGAAGTAGTAGACGCTATTCCTTCTGCTATCTACGGTAAAGAAGACCTTAAATTATACGTTTCTAAAAACGTAATGAAAGCATACGTTCGTGCATTAGGCGGATTTAATGTTGCTGCAACATCAAACGCTGGTACTGACAACAAAGGTACTCAATGGTATGACAACGGAGCTTTATCTTTCGATGGAATCTCTATCTTTATGGCTAACGGTCTTGCAGACAACAAAATGGTAGCTGCACAGACTTCTAACTTATACTTCGGTACAGGTGTATTATCTGACTTGAACCAAGTAAAAGTTTTAGATATGGCTGACCTTGATGGTTCTCAAAACGTAAGAGTAATCGCTCGTTTTACTGCTGGTATCCAGTACGGATTTGGTGGAGAGATTGTTTATTACACAGCTTAATAAACTGTTCATTTAATATAAAGGGGATGGGTGTCTTATCCCATCCCTTTTTTTTGTTTAACTAAAAAAAAATATAAAATTATGCCTTGTGATATATCAACTGGAAGAACGGAAGCGTGTAAAGAAAGTGTTGGAGGATTAAGAAACATCTATATTGGTAATTTCTCTTCTTTGCTTTACTTTGACGCAACCTCTAACATGGATGCTGAAGAACAAGTTACAGCATTAACTAGCCCACTTACTGTTTACAAATTTGAACTAAGAGGAGATAACAATACTTTTGAGGAAACTAACGAGAACTCAAGAGATAATGGAACTTCTTTTTGGACTCAAACTGGAACAATAGCTCTTAAGAAACAAGATGCTGCTACTCAAAAAGCTCTTAAATTACTTTCTTATGGAAGACCACACATTTTGATTGAGGACTATAACGGTAATTTCCGTTTAGCTGGTGCTCAAAATGGTGTTGAAGTTTCTGTAGGTACTGCTACTGGCGGTGCTATGGGAGACTTAAATGGTTACAACATTACATTTGAAGGAAAAGAGAAAGAGCCAGCATTTTTCGTAGCCACTAATGCAGTGGGAATTGGAGCTGACTTTGACGTTAGTACAACAGTTATTAATCCATAATAACTAACCATATTCAATAATAGAGGGGTTCTGTTTAATACAGAGCCCCTTTTTTATTAAATAAAACGAAAACCGACATTTGTTGTTATAATATTATGACAATAGCGGATATAAATAGTTTACCAGTAATAAGTCTTAACGTAACAGGGCGTGAAGGTTCAGGTACTTCTGTGACTGTGATAGACCAAGAGTCTAAGGATGTTACTAAAACAAGTAACTTTACTTACACACAAGGTGAATCTCTTACACTTACTATAGAAGACCAGACCTTTATAGATAGGCTTGAAAAAAACAGTACGCTATCTGTGATATTATACGATGAAACCGTACCCTTGTACAGAGACATTATTAGGTTTAGAGGTGAATTAAATACCGCAAACGAATATACTCAGTACAACAATGAAGATGATTACTTTATTTATGAGTCTGAGCAATTTGAAGAAGATGACCCTCACGTTGATTACGGAGGAGGGGGTGTTAATGGCTCTGAAACAGGCTCTAGTAACGTAACAAGTTATTTACCTACAAACTTAGAAGGTATGACTATTATAGACCTTCCTGATGATGTAATTACACCTAGTGCAGACTACTCTGTTGTTTATGACACTAACAATAATGGTAGAGGTGAGATGAGAGGGGCTGGCTATTCTTATGAGCTTCTTAAGGCTTCTGAAGAGACTCTAGGAGACTTTAAGGTTCGTTCTGCCGAATACGGAACATTTAACAGTAGCCCTTCTAGCTTGGAATCTGTTACTGTTTACCAGTATAACTTCAATAGTAACACAGGAAACACATTCGGATATCATCCAGAACAAAGAAACTTATCGACTAATCCTGATTTGATAAACACACTAGAAAGCTACGCTTCAAATGTAGGTGATTTTAAATATTTTCACTTTATGAACGGAAGAGACTATTCTTTTAGTGATACAGTAACATTATTACAAATGAGAGAAGAAAACTCTCTAGATAACTCCTCATTTGAAACAACAATATATAAAGAGGACTCTATATCTGATTGGGTTGTAGGGATGAGTATTTATTCTGATGCTACAGGAACTTCTATTACTGATAACTATGTAGACACTTATGCTGTAACAAACGATATAGATAGATATCATTTTATATCTAAAAACTCATCAGGAGTTTGGGTATTGGTTAGATGTACTGATGGGATAGTAACTCACGTTGAGGCTGTAGATTCAGTTAACTATGTTAGGTTATCTGAGATGTATTTAGTAGGTATAGTTAATAATCCTTACGAGACTCAACCATCTGGCAGAATTGAAGCATTTAAACCTTGGATACAAGCTAAGCTAGCAGATACTGAAGCTGTTTTTAATAGCAGCTATCAGAGTGTAGATTATACTACTGTTAAGTTTTCTATTTCTGAAAGTCCTTCCAACAGGCAAGGATTCAGAAGGGTTTTAGACTTACAGGGCGGTGTATTAGGTTCTGTAGGAAGTAAGGTATATATTCATACAGGTCCTACAAATATACAAAATGTATTCCATAAGCAATTAGTAAGTGAAGATGCATATAGCTCTCTTATTGGTGCTAGTGATGAACAAAGATATGAAATATTGACATTATCTCCTTGGAAGGACTATGTAAACAACTTAGAGTTCAACGAGCAACCTTGGTTGTTATTAGAAATAGATAAAGCAACTGGTCTTATATCAGACAGAGAGTGGATAAACGTTTAGAAAAATTGTTATATTTATAACACAATAAAAGAAGATGGAAAGTAAAAACATTAGAGTAATAGAATTATCTGGATACCAGACCCCTGTTGTACAAGAACAGTACAATAAAGATTGGGTTAAGTATGGAGAAGATAACAACTATTTCAAGTTGCTTATAGATAATTATATGGGGTCTCCAACCAACTCTCGTTGTATAAACGGTATTGTTGACATGATTGCTGGTAGAGGATTAGAGGCTACAAACAGGCAAGAAAAACCTGAGCAGTATTTAGAGATGAGAAATCTACTAAGCAAGAAGACTGTTAAGCGTATTGCTCACGATTACAAAATGCTAGGTCAAGCTGCTATACAGGTAACCTACAATAAAAGAAAGAACAGAATATTAAAGGTATCTCACTTTCCTATGGAGACTCTAAGAGCTGAGAAGTGTGATGCTAGTGGTATTATAAAAGCATATTACTATCATCCTAAATGGGAAGATTACAAGACTACTGATAAACCAAAGAGAATACCGACATTTGGTAACGGAACTAAAAAGCAACAGAACGAGCTTTACATTGTAAAACCATACAGAAGTGGTTTTTATTATTATGCCCCTGTAGATTACAATGGATGTTTACAGTATTGCAACTTAGAGCAAGAGGTGTCTAATTACCACATAAACAACATTAAGAACGGATTACAACCTAGCTTGTTAATCAACTTTAACAACGGTACACCTCCAGAAGAAACTCAAGCTGCTTTAGAACGCAAGATATATGAGAAGTTTAGTGGTTCAAGTAATGCTGGTAAGTTTATTATTGCGTTTAACGAGTCTCAGGATACTAAGGCAGATATTGAGCCAATACACTTGCCTGATGCACACGCACAATATCAGTTTATGTCTGATGAGGCTAGAGAAAAGATTATGTTAGGTCATGGCATCGTTTCTCCTATACTTTTAGGGATAAAAGATAACACAGGGTTCGGTAACAACGCAGAGGAGCTTAGAACGGCTGCTGTGCTTATGGACAACGTTATTATAAGACCTTTACAGGATGGTATTATAGAAGCTCTACAGGAAATATTAAATTTTAACGGAATTGACTTAGACTTATACTTTATAACGCTACAGCCTATTGAGTTTACAGAATTAGACAATATCTCTACTAAAGTAAAAAGAGAAGAGGAAACTGGAGAGAAACTTAGCTCACAAGTTGAGGAAGAAGAGTCTCTAGAGGAATCTCAAGTTGAACCTAAAGACGAAGAGGAATAATGGCAAGAAAAGCACTATTTATAAGCGTAGCTGATTTAAAGAAAAGGTCGATGATTGAGGGCAATGTTGACTCAAGCAAGATTGTGCAATACATTGAGGTTGCTCAGGATTTGCATATACAAAATTACCTAGGCGGTAAGTTATACAAAAAGATGCAACAGTTAGTTGTTAGCGGTGAAATAGTTGATTTAGATAACGCTAATTATAAGACGTTATTAGACGACTACATTAAGCCTATGCTTATATGGTATACGCAGTCAACTATACTTCCCTACATAATGTTTTCTATAACTAATGGAGGCGTAGGTAAGCATATATCAGAAAACAGCGAAACAGCTACTCACGATGATATGACTTATTTAGGACAAAGAATGAATGATACTGCTGAATTTTATACTAAGAGGTTCTTAGATTATATGTGTAGTTATTCTAACTTATATCCAGAATATACTAGCAGCAGTAATGAAGATATGCATCCTGACAGAGATGTTAATTACACAGGAGGCTGGTACATATAATGAAGAAGAATATAAACATATACAAACCTAAACAGGCTAACATTATTAAACTAAAAGAGTATTTAAAAAAGAACGACAAGGTTAATATTGGTGATTTACTAAAAACAATACAGAAATAAATGACAAATCCTAAACTAGCATTAATACCAAGCGGATATAAACAATCTCCTCCTACTGTATATTCTATTTTGCCGAATAATGCAGATGGCGATTTTGATTACGAACGTAATGGTAGCGCAACAAGAGTGCGTAAGGATGGTCTTATTGAGGAGCTGACTGTTAATGATACACCAAGATTAGATTGGTTGAATAGCGATTGTCCTTCGCTTTTACTTGAACCTCAACGCACAAACTTACAAGCGTATAGCGAAAACTTTAGCGGTGCTGCTTGGACACCATCTTCTTCAACTATAACTGCAAATAGTAGCATTTGTCCAAATGGGGAACTAACTGCATATAAATTAGAAACCACATCGACTGTCGGTTTATTAGGTGGTTTTCTTACAATAACAGCAAACACAGAATACACTTACTCTCTTTTTGTAAAATCAGATGCAACAAGTGTTTGTAAAATTGATTTGTATGATACAATATCTAGCTCAAGATACTTTTATGGAACGGTTATATTTGATATGGCTACAGAAACAATTTCTACTAGCCTTGCTACCGCAAGTTTTGATAAATTAGATGGTGGTTGGTATAGGTTAAAAATGACCGCTACTTCGCCAAATCCTTTACTAGGTTCAACTGGTGTTCAAATATCTTTAACACAAGCTGGAAGTATATTTATATGGGGTGCGCAGATGGAAGCTGGTGGTTACGCTACAAGTTATATTAAAAACGTAGATGATATTAATGGTGTAACAAGATTAAAAGACGAATGTTTTAACGGTGGCGATGCTGATTTGTTTGACATTACAGAGGGAACATTTTTTGTTGATAGCTATGTTTATAATAGTGGAAATTTTACTATAATAAATTTAAGTGATGGGAGTGTTATCAATAGACTTGCGCTTATGTTTCAAAATTATGGCACACAAGTTAGGGTTTTATCAAGTGGTGGAGTAGATAGTTATTTAAACTTGAATTTTGACCAAAGAAATAAAATAGCAGTTACTTTTAAAGAAAATGAATACAAGTTTTTTATTAATGGTGCTTTAGTCGGTAGTGATACAAGTGCTACTGTTCCAAGTGGAATGGATAGACTTAACTTTAGCAACAATACAAATGTTTCAAATCATTTCGAGGGTAAAGTATACGATACAAGAGTTTACGATAGAGTATTAACAGAAGCGGAAGCAATAACACTAACAACAATATAATGAGCTGGGGAAAAATATACGAAACAACTTGGTGGGGTAATCCAACAGTAAGCGGATGGGGAAGCATTTACTATCCTTATACAGACCCAACACCTACACCTTTCTTTGAGGTATTAGCAGAGAATGGAGACTTTTTACAAACAGAACAAAACGAATATATAATAATAGAATAAATTAAAAAAAATGGCAAATAAAAAATTTAGTGAATTTACAGTAAAAACTGACCCAGCAAATGTTGATTTCTTGGTTGGTTATGATGGAACGGATAACGTCCGTATTGACCCAGCTAATTTAGGTGGCGGTGGAGCTTCAGACTTGAATGGTCTTACAGATTGTTTAGTTGATACCTTATCTTTATATGTAGGCGAAGTGCCGAGTAGTTTAAGTGGCAATCCTCAAGGAAATTTAATTGTAGGTGTAGACGCTGGAAATGCTTTAACAAGTGGTGCTAACAATACTTTATTAGGAAATAATGCTGGTAAAGCCCTAACAACTGCTGCATCAAATGTCATAATTGGTAAAAACGCTGGTCTTGCTAAAACTTCTGGTAGTAATGCTACTATAATTGGTACATCAGCTGGTAG